TAGATCCACCAGGCTGGGTAGTAAGTACCGTGATCGGATCAAAGAAATCTAGGTCTAAAGCTGCTACCACGCCTGTATCGTAGTTAGGGGTGTATAGGTCTAGGACTATAGCATCGCATCGGATAGAGGTTTCAGCTCTACTGGCCACATAAGCCCTCGCATAATCTAGGGCTACAGCATCTGTCTGCATTAATAGATTATCTAAAAAATAACTATGCAGAAAGTACTTATCTATGCTGGCTTGGTTTGTGGCTACCTGAGCAGTACCGCCCACTCTAGTAATGGTGGCCTTATTAAATATAAGCACATCGTTTAATATCCAGGCTGCATCAAAGTAATCTATGCCAGTGCCATCATCTGCAAAGAGTGTAGGTGTGCCAGCAATAGATCCAACAGTTACAGCTCTATCTTGAAATACAAAATTATTATCGGCATCTACATAGATAGCCCCATACTCGGATTCTGTTACAATTTGTAAAGCTTGTAAAGCTGTGCGGTTAGTGCCAGGGTCTGCCTGTAATGTAGTTAATCCTGCATCAATATTACGCTGAGATGCTGGCCAATCAATTTCATCTAATATTTGATTTATACGAGTACCTGATAAATCGCCAGCAGTTGCACCAGTAACAGTGCTTATCTGTGCTAACTGGGCTAATCTAAAAGCATCTACAGCTTGTATAGTTGTTATGGCTACATCATCAAAACCAGAGCTGTCTGGGTAAGTTGTAACGTAGCTGGTAATAAATCCTGAAAATATAGGATAAGTAACATTATTATAGGTAGCAGTAATCTGTACCTTCTTCATAGGTGTTAATAATCCTGCGTATGGCCCTGATAAATTTTGAGGATTAAAATCGCCATTTTGATCTGTTAAACGTAAAGTAAGCGAACCCGTTTGAAATTGATCGCTAAGAGCTGTACGGCCTCTACTAGTTTCAATTCTATTAATTTGATTAGATACATCTACAATTATATCTGCGGAATCAGCTAATACGTTAGTACCTAAGACACCCGAATCAATTAAAAAAGCCTGTGAAAATGATGGGCCAGTACTAAAATTAATTATTGCATTTATAACTGGTACTGTCATTAGAACCCTTGTCCAGCTGGTACTGTGCTGTATCCATTTCTAGTGGCTACTTGGATACTTTCGGCAATAGCCTGGCTTAACTTATCGCCAGCCCCTGCTACATCGACAGTTACTCTCATTTCTTGAGCTGATCCACCACGGCTAATACCTGGTGTAAATCCTAATGCTAAACCTAATGCTCGGGCTTCATTACTATAGCCAAACTCTGGATTATTGATGGCTACATCTGCAAGGCTACCCATACGGCCACCGCCAGCGGTAGCAGCTATTACACCACCTGGGCCAATTTGACTTGGGCTAACTCCAAAAGATAATAATAAGTTTTTAGCGGCTTCACTTAATGCATAAAACTGGGTAGTTAATTCTTCTGCAGCTGTTTTGCCATCCATTTCAGCCAATATCTTTTTAGCCAAAGCTTCATTATTATCTAAAATAGCAAACTTTGCCTCTAGGCGTAATTTAGTTTCTTTATCCGTGGCTTCATTAAGTGCTTTAGCCAAACCAATACGCTCAATATCGAACTTGTCTTGTAACTGATCTACGGCAGTTTTAGCCTTTAATGTGGCTACTTCTTGCTTTTTTAATTTTAATAAATCCTGAGATGCTTTGATCTCTTGCCTTCTTTGTGCAGCAAGGATACGGCCTTGTGCTGGAGTTTCTCTAGCAGGTGCAGTAGGGAATTTACCCTTTTGATTTTCTCTGGCTAATCTGGCTAATAATCCAAATGTGCTGGTTTCATAAGCTGCTCTACCTAATGCACCAAGACCAGGTATATCTGATAATGTTTTAAGTAAAACGCCTAAGCCTGTAATAGTTTGGCCTGTAGTCTTGCCTAACTTTTCCATCTTGGCCGTAGTTTCATCTAGGTTAGTATCTTTACCTAGTGCATCTAAAGCGCCTAATATGCCTTTACCTATTTCTTCTTTTACATTTTCACTAGCTACTCTTAATAGATCCATCTTGCCAGCATAAGTAGTTAATCTAGCCTGTGCTTGACCAGCGAACTTATTGTTTAGTTCTGTAAGGATTGCATCCATATCACCAGCCTTTAGCGTGGCTTTGCTTAATCCTGCACCTAATCTAGTTAATGATGTTGTATTACCTGCATATCCTTTGGCTAATGCCGCTGTAACCTCAGTTAAAGATCGACCTGTGGCAGCTGATACGTTAAGCGCTGTGTTTAATGCATTCTGACTTAAAGTAATTGATCCTGTAACTGTAAGTAATTGCTGGAATGCTGGACGTAGTTGGTCATCAAGTACGCCTGTGGCTCTTTGTAGATTGGCTATGTATAACTCTACAGCTGGTGAACTAAATGCAAAGCCTGTATTTTTTAATTGAACCTCTAAAGACTTGGCGGCCTTCTCATCGGCTGCAAATGCGGCTACAGCTCTTTTACTGTAGTTGAATAATGCTCTAGCGCTAAAGACACCTAAAAGAGTTGTACCTAATTTTTTAACTTGCTTATCAAATACGCTTACATCTTGCTTAGCCTTTTTAAGAGCCTTACCATTCCAGGTTGCCGAGGCTGCTACAAATATATTGGCCACTATGCCACCTTCTTAATTTCAGTTTTGCGTGTAAATTCCACAGCTGTTTTATCTATGGCTTTTAATATGGCATCGTATACTTTTATATTATCTTGTGCCCAAGCCTTGTAGATTAAACGGCCTTGCATCTTTCGACCTGTTGCCCCACGTGCGCCAGGCACTCGCTTAGGCTTTGTTACTGGCTCTAAAGCGCCTATAAATTGCTGGCTAGCAAATGGGTTATTAGAATCATAAAAATCTAACGCTTGGCTCTTAGCAGACTTTCTTACATAAGTACCACTACCCTCATGCTTAAATGTAAATGGCGCTCTACCCTGTGGGTTTAATCTGCCTGCGGTTTCATAAATAGATCCAGGCCTACTAACGTTGTAAACGTATTGGCTTACTTGCCAGCCATTTTTTGTGGCTACATTTTTGCCAGGGTTATATCCAATACCAGCTTTAACTACACTGCCATCATACTTTGGGAATGGTCTTTCAATAGCAGAAGATAATGGCTTAGACCATCCAGATAAAACCTGCGCATTGGATGGCACAAAGCCTTTGGCTTTTTCTGCTACTGCTCGCATTAATGGATCAATAGCCTTGCTAATTTTTGCCCTTAAATCTTCATCGATAAAACTAAGCCCATTAAGAACGTCTTTAACGCCTACGACTTCTGCTGGCATTCTTAACCCTTTCGGCTCTATCGGTTATCACTTGAATAATAGCCCGATACATCTCCGAGTCCATATTGATAAACTCGCTAGGCGGTATCCCAGTTTCTACGGCTAATGCTGCTATGCCATAAACTATAGAATCCCGCTTTATTATTTTTTTTCTTCGTCTAATACCTCGACAGTTTCTAGGCTGTCTATAAACTCAACTCCAAATATAGGTACCTGTGCGCCAGACTTGCGCAAGCACTCCCAAGCTAACCAAAAAATATGGGTCTGCTGTTCATGCTCACGCAAAATCTTGCTAATACCTGCGCCCCACTTCAACTCAAAGCTATATTCAATTCCTGGTGTTATCTTGTGTTCTGTGACTTCACCATTAGCCCTAGTAATTTTAAGCTTTGCCATTGTTACTCCTTAATTAGAACGCCACTGATGGCGATACTGTGATTACGGAGTTTACAGTAAATGTAACGCTAGATGTAGCAATTTCGGCTACTCCAGCTGATCCGATTGGTGTTAGGTTATTTACTAGGATTGAGAACTGGTAAGAAGGGTTAGCAGCTGATACAGCTGTGCCCTTAACTGTAATTACTGATACAGCTAGAGTCTTGCCAAATGCCTCATTTAGAGTCTGGCTTACCTCAGATGTTGCCCAGTCATTCATAAAGTCGATAGTAAATGTGCCTGATTGTAGACCTGCTACGTAGCGGTGTGCAGTATCGCCCATCGCAGTAATCTCTAGCTCATCTACGATTTGGTTGATAACAGCGCTAGATACTAGGTCGCTAATATCAATAGATGGTGTAGTAGGCGCAGCGTTGGTCGCTAGCTTGATGCCTACGTTATTGTTTAAGTAAATTGCCACTGTTATTCCTCTTCCTTTTTAGGTTGTGCTTTTTCTTTTGGTGCTTCCTTTATTTGGCCTGTCTTTATTAAGAAGGCTAAATCTTCTTCTTTGCTCATAATTAACTCCAGCTCGTTAGGATTGATACTGTTATTTCAGACACCAATAAATCGCCACTTTGAGCGTTTACGATTGCTGGAGCCGAAATGCTTGATATGTTAAGTGTTAGGGCTGACGCTGCTAACTTTGTTACTACGGCTAATATGTAATCTTCCATACCAGCCAAATTACCCTGGTTATCTAACGCAGGTTTAGTAATTAAAATTCTAAAATTTGCTAAAGGTAATACTGTTACATGATCGTTATTGCTTGGCACTATGTAAGGATCGCCAGGAGTGATCGCTACTGCATTGGCAAGTAATGTGGCTGGTGGAAATGCAAAGACTGACCACACGCCAGCGTTAGTAAGATCTGTGGCTAGTGTGCTACGTAATGTTGTAATCGCAGCTGGCATATTAACCTACCAGTGATGCAGGCGCTGAATATGGCTGGATGAGGCCACGCACTCGGTTAATCAGCTGATAACCCATCCGATAAGGGCTAGCACTGACCCCATCCATGCCTACCCCACCAGTCTGGCTAACTTGTCTAGCTTGCCATATATCGACAGCCAAAATCATAGCTGCCTCTCTGATTGCAGGTATCGCAGCATAATCATCTTCTTTAGTGTCTTGGCCACTTGCTTTGCCGTATGGAAGAATCCTATGGAATGGGTCGTTTGCGTGTACTTCGGTAAATTGAATAAATGAGTAACCATTAGGCCATGAGTAATTGTAAAAGAAATTGTAAAATGTATTTGCGATTGATACTGGGATATTAGATCCAGGTATTGTGCCAGTAATTACATGTTGGCCACCATAGATGTTGCCGCAACCTTCTACGCTTATTGTTTGACCTACTACATAAATGCCTGGGTTTGCTAATACTAATGTGGCTACGTTGTTTTGTAATCCAGCGGCAACTATTGGTGCATCATTAAACCAAAGATATTGATTGAGTAGGTCTTGCGCTGTTTGGCACACCTCTTCAACGACAGCGTCAGTGTACAAACTTCCAATTCCGAGATTTGTGCGCAACTCGGCTTTGGTAACGTAGGTAGCTGCCATTGTGTCCTCTCTTAAAAAAGCTCCCCTGGGGCTAGGGCTACTAAACCCCAGAGGATTATTACTTGGTTATTACGCCTTTGCGAATTTAATAATTCCGTAAGGCATTTTGGCGATTGTTGCCATATATCCGTAGATCGCAACCTGTACCTGCAAATTAGATACCACGTTAACAGACATAAATGCCTGAGGTGAGCGATAAACAGTAAATGCTTCTGGTGCAAGAATGATTGCAGAGTTATCATCGAATGTAGTTTGTGAGAAGTTCTTATCTACGTATAGATCAAGTCCTAATACATTTCCACGAATTGATGATGGACGTACATCACCAGCTGCGTTCATTGGTTGGATTGCATTGTAAATTGGTCGCTTAGTTGAATCAACTGCGCCCATCAATGCCTGCCATTGTGCTGGGTTTCCGATGTAATTCTGTGCAAAATAACCTGTGTTAGCATAAACAGCTTTTGCTGCTTCTGCTGTATAGGCAATAATTCCATCGCTATCTGCTGTTGTTGCACTTGCAAAAGTTCCTGCTGTTTGTAGTGCTGTAAGTACAGTTGTATCAATGGTTGTCAAATATGCATTTTGTAGCTGTTGTGTTAGCTCTGCATAGAAGTTAGGGTCTGAACGCTCTAACAACTCAACAGATAGTGTGTTCATACCACTGTACTTAGATACAGTGCCAGTTAAGTATTGGCTGACCATATCTGTATTAGATACTGCTCCGCCTTCTGCCTCAACAGTTACTGTTGGTGCTACGCCAGTACCGCCTGCTGCTGAAGTTACCAAAGATGGTACGTTAATGGTCATACCAGATGCTGGTAATGTACCTTGTGAACATGCATCAATAGCTGGTGTACCAAAGCGTGTATTTGTTACAAACTCTGTTAGATATTGAGTTGGATTAAATCCAATTCCATTAGTTGCAAAATCATCAGCTGCAGTTACATATAGTTTTGACTCATCGCTACCTAATGCTGCTTTGATTTTATGCTCTGTGTACTTAGCCATTGAATCAATAGGCGTACGTACACGTGTTTGAATTAATGGTGCTGTAATTACTGGGCGAGCAGCTTCTACTGTAGGAGTAGCAGCCTCTGCCTTTGCTTCTTGTGGCGCTGTTGCTAAATCTTCCACAGGAGCCTCGCTTTCTTTAGTTTCGATTGGTGTCTCTGCTTCGTTTTCACTAGCAGCAACTTTAGTTACTTGCGCAGCTGTAAACGCTGGGCTTTCTACCAGGCTAACTTCTCTTAGTGTTGCACTGGTTACGTATAAATACTCTTTTTTCTGTACAGACTTATTTACATCTACACCGACAGATAAACCATCAATTAATTGCTCGCCAGCAAGGATTAAAGCATCTTGACCTTGCATAGATGCGCTGATCTTAAATGATGCGTAGATTCCGTCTTCTGCTTGGTTAAATTTTTGCATACGACCTATTGGGCGCTCTGGTGAATGTTGCATAAGCATCTTAACCTTGCCAGGATCGCCTATCTCTATTGATCCTTTAGCAAATACGACCTTACCTACGGAAGTATTGCCGACCTCTTCAAAAGGTACGATCTTGCCAGCGATAACTCTGCGCTCTGTATCGGCAGCTTCTACGTGGCTACTGAATGTAAGTTTCATCTTCTGTTTCTCTTCCGTTAGGTGTCATTTGTTCCATTTCTTTAGCTTCTTCCACATCGATTAAACCTAGATTTATCATTTTTTCTAATGCCTCTAGGCGCTTCATTGTGTCAGCTCTTAGGAATGATTCTTCTATAGCAAACTTAACTACATGGCCTCTAGGGGTAATATCATCCATGCTTAAACGATCTTCAATAGCACAGATAAACGGCTGTAGTGAATATGCTACAAATTCTTTGCGACCATCGATAATGTTTTGATAAGTCATGCTGTTATTCATGTCTGCGCTTATGTAATATGCAGGTACGTTCATGGCTCTAGCAATTTGTGTTGCAAGATATTGCTGTGCTTCGTTATACATCATATCTTTAGGACTAAAACCTGTAGTTTCATAAGATAGAGTAGAAGTTAAATATGCTGTAGATCTATTTTGTCTGCTTTGCTTCCATTGTGCTAATAATCCAGATACTTGTGCTTCTGGTAAATCTGCGCCAGTGTTTTTAATGTAACCACTTGGCATTGGAGTTTGTGCAGATACAGCTGCGGCTTTTTCAATATCTAATGCGCTTTGTATTGTACGTGCTGCGGTAGTTAATACACCTTGTGTTAATCCTTGAAATGTGATAAGTGAACCAATGCCAGACATTGGTGTCTTAACTCCATCTACAAAATACTCATCTACTTCTGTGCCAAATTTATTTGTTGTAAATGTAACTCTATTGTTAGCGACCCACTCAAATCGTGATGGTCTTAAATCATCTGCATATAATTCTGTTACACGCCAATATGCAACACCATAAAATAAAAGACTATCGACAGTCCATGATATGGTGACGGATCTTGGTTGCCGATAGTCTGGTTGATCTATCCAAAGAGGGTTCCCCAACTCCTCACCATTTGACTTTTTGTAAAGCTTCAATGGCAAGTATGAAACTACACCAGCTATAAGATTTCTGCAACGTGAAACGGCAGGTACTTGCATAGCAAAATTTCTATCTAATCCACCTGGGAAATTACCTACACCAGTTGTAAATGAACCATAGCCATAAGCTGTGTCCATAATGGCAGGGGCGTATTGCGCTTGGACAGTTTCAGATTTTTTGGTTATACCCAAAGCAGACAATAGACCCATATGTATATGTTATACCATAAAACGGACTTATGGTGCAAGTTAGACAAATATTTGTGCAGTTTGTTGCGGTTTAGTTAATTGAGATACGACCATGGCAAGACTTATTGCAGCTGTAACATCGCCAGCCGATTTACGCCTAATAATACGCCAGCCAGCATCATTAGTCTTAGCTGCACAGTTATTTAGATGCTGTACTAAGTCCGCTTGGCCACTATGAACTAATCTAACGTTAGCCAAGGCATCTGATAAGTCCGAGCACGCCTGGTAGAAAGCCTGGCCACTGCAATCTTCGATACGCCAGCCACTTTGTTCTAATTTTGTGGCTAAAGTTTGTGTGGCGTACTTGTCAAATAGTATTTTGTGTGGATGGTACTTCTTTGCCCACTCGTTAATATCACTAGCCATCTTAACTTCGTCTACAGCTACTTCGCTTTGCCATAATTGGGCTAGACCTACAGCTATCTTGCCATCTTTTAATTGACCCATAACTAAAGCCCCAGATCGCCTTGTCGGTGCAATATCAAAGGCCATTATAGTCATTGGCCCGACAGGGATTTCTAATGTGCTATCACTACATGCCTCAATAGATCCATATACCCAAGGACTTACAGCGCTATCTATCCACTGGCATAACATCTCAGTACGTGTAGCTTCTACGCTATTTGTATTGACTGATTCTTCTAAGGTTTCTTCGGATATTAAATGCCCTAATGCTGGATTTGCTAATGCCCAGGCTTTACGATCATGTATCTTGCAGTGCTGTGGTGCTGACCATTCGTAATAACCTAAACTATCTGGCGGGTATGATAAACAGCGCTCTTTAAGATCATTAAGCACAGTGCTAAATCCATCACCTGCGTTACTTGTCATTAAGGTCATTGAATTAGGCCTAGCACGTGTAACAGGTAATGCAGCTGTAAAGGCTTCTTCTGTCCACTCACGTAATTCGTCTATGTATAGAAAATCGGCAGTCTTACCACGTGGTGCATCTCTAGTAGCAGCGGCTATCTCATACCTTGCGCCATTAAGTAAGCTTATAGATTCTTGACCATTAGCCAGGCGTATCTGTCTTACCTGGTCTTTTAGAAATTGATTATCTTCTATGGTAAATGTGACTTGCCTAAATGTATCTAATGCCATATTACGATTAGAGGACATACCCAGTACGTTCTTAGAACCCCATAAGAATAGATGGCTCAATATAAGCATGCGTGCTAAATGGGTCTTGCCATTTTGACGAGCTACCAGTATTAGAGCTGTCTTTTTACGCCAGTTATCTTGATCGTCTACACATAACAAATCATCTAGTACAAATCTTTGCCATGGGATTAAAGGTAAACCGATCTTCTCAGCTAGATCGGCCACCTCATCCGCTTTGCTCTTACCTTTCAGTAAAGGCGTGTGAACTCTAGGCGTGGTACTACCAATTAGCCCGACCCCTCGTTGAGTCTGGCTTAATTCCGCATCATTCTTCATCAAAGTTTAGTGTATCTGGTTTATTAAAAGGTGAGTCTGGAATGACCTGGACTGTCTTGGAGAGAGAAGGTTTGAAAAAGACAGGGGGGGTCGCCGTGCTATTAAAAAAACGGCCACCTTTAGCGCTATTACATGACTTACACATGCTTTGTAGGTTATCTGGACTCCACATGTCACCGCCTTTAACTCTAGGTATGATGTGATCCACAGTATGCGCTGGTCTGTTACACACCACACACACCCAGCCATCTCTGTCAAGGATCTGTACTCGTAGCTTCTGCCACTTGCCACTACCTATAGCTCTTTTACTCAATGCCATCCTTTAGTCTTGAAATGATTTAATGCTTTACACATAGAACCATATCTATTCATGTTGTACTTAATACCCCAGTCTACTTGCTTAAAGCCATCTACCTTAGCCAAGTACTTAGATCTACCTTGTGGTATGCCATAGTGTGAGCCGTTGCGAGCGCTTGGATTCCACCTACTCTCATGATGATATAACTCATCTAAGCAATAGAACTCAGTAAATGAATGATTTAACTGAATGAAAGCATATTGCTTGTAATAAGTAGGTTTATGTAATTCACGAGATTCAGCTCTTTCAAGGGCAAACATTTGTCCAACAAATAGAGCGAGCCCAACTAGCGTGCACCTTGCGAGCAATCCGCTGTGCGGCTCGCCTTTTCGCCTTGAGGGCGAATGCGATCTAGAGCGTATCATCACTGTCAAATCCTGTAAGATAATCGCAGGTCAGACGGCGTGGCGAAGAATGGCACAAATTCATACTGATCTATCCAAGTACAATCATAACCAGCCTCACTCATTTGATAAATAGCTTTCTATAGCTGCCGTTACCATACCTGATCCATTAAACAGATCTTCAACTGTATCACCTTGTTTAACTCCCATAGCATCTAGTACCCATATTGTCCAGGCAATAGGTTTAGATCCTGGAAACCCTTTACGTGGTGCTGGACAAATTAAATAATCAACCATTTGTTTACCCTTACCACGACCTTTACGATCCTTCGGTACTTTAATAATTACAGATTCCCAGCTCTGAGTAATTCTAGAACCACTAGGCAAAGATGCAGGTTTAACCCAACTTAATATACGAATACCATTTTCGGAGTGTGTTGGTATTACGCTTAAATAGGTACTCAAGCTGTGTGTCGTGCAAGCTATAGCAAACCCATCGTATTTATGTAATAAATCTAATGCTAGATTAATATGAGTTTCTGCTTTATCCCATAAGTAAGCTTCTGGATGTTGGTCAGCCCTACCCTTACCACGACCTTTAGCTCTACCACCAATTCCATACCATCTATGCGCTCTACCTAAATATGGTGGATCAGCTATAGCAAACTTCATGGCTTACTACCCCATCCAGTACCCTTTAAGATTATGCCAGGTGCTGAATACATACGTGCCATATCTAACCCACATTTAGGGCAAAGCATCCCGCCGTCATCCTCTTTATATGTCCTGTGCACACTTCCATAAGTACCACACTCATTACAGCTATATTCATACGTTGGCATCATAAGCCCCTATCAATAAACAGGTGTGGCAAGGCAGTGTGTCAAACTGCCAAGCCCCACAGCTATTACATCTACTAACCTTGCTATCTTTAGGTGCATCTTTTTGCTCAGCTATATTCTTTACACCAACACAGCCACAGTCCATGCACTGATACATCTTGAACCCATCTGGCATATCTGCCTGGTCAAGCCATAAGAACTCAGTGTTACGACTACACCCATTACATTTGAATTTAGTCACGAGCGATCAATTCGTGGCATCGAAAGCATGTGCCATCTTTAAAAACCCTGTCATCGCCACACATGTCGCATGTAATAACAGACTTAACTAGATGCACACCACTATCATCCATTTCGACAGTAATACCACTGCCGTTAATGAAAGCGATATAGCCCATATCTACTCCTTATCCTTGAAGTACCAAGCGCCTGTGCTTGTCTGACTAGCCCATTTAGCGTGTTCTTTTATATTGCCTAGACACACATAACCATAAAACGGCTTCTTGGTTGTCTTGCTAAATCCTGTGCGTAAGGTCATCCCTTTCTCACAGCAATCTACAGGCGGTTTAGGTTGTTCTGGCACAGCTGCAACCCAGTCAGTAGTATTCCATTGTTGCGGATCTTCTAGCTTATTTTCTACTGTAAAGGTTTCTGACTTGCTATTTACCGAAGCCATCTCTTCTCTACTAGGTCGCTTTCCTTTAGCTGAGAAACCTGCGTTCGCAAGCGCTCGACCAATCGCACTTGTTTCCGCATTAGGTAGAGCGAAATTTGCATTAACGCCCCTATCAGAAATAGTTTCAAGCGCAAGCCCAGTAGAGCACGGCTTGGAATCTGCCTCTGTTTTGTATAACTTGCAAAGTACAATGAATCGAGTGTTTGAGGCCTCGATAATATCTGTTTCCAATCTTCCATCTGGGAACTCCTTCCACCACTTATGTAATCTTTCATCCACTGGTTCATATAAACTTAAATCGAAAGCCATTACTCCTGCCAATCTAGAGCGCTGTCTTGCATCGCCTCATGGCATGTTTTGGCAATAGCAATATACGCAGCTGCGTCTTTGTAATGATCTGATACCTCTGGCGATTCGACTGATCGACTGATCTTGACCAAGCACATGGCCATAGCCACTTGATTTGCTGTAATCGGAAAATGAAAATAAGCAGACCATAATTCGGCAATACGACTATGTTGAGTATAAGGGTGTCCGTACTGTGAACCCCTTGCGTGTATAAGTTCTGTTGCATCTAAGAATAGTTTCTCAGTTGTTGTGAACATCGTTATCAACCATCCTTCTATGCATATCCCAGCCATCTTTACGGCCTCGCCAGTAATGTATAGTTTTGATGTTTTCTATATATGTGCCAATAGCCCAGGTAAGTAATAACCCTGCGACTACTCCCCACATAATTAGATACCCAAAGTCTTTAAGCTCTGTGTACATGTAGCCCTACTTTCTATGCTCACGCTTTGTGGCATGGAAATAGTGTGACACCTGTGTACGACTTTGTGGATGATTTACGGCCTTTTTTTGATAACGATTTGGTAACGTTATTTGTAAAGTTTGCCCTCAAATATAAAACTGCCGTCTGCATTAATAGGCACTGTAATTACCTGGACTTTACGCTCATGCACATAGGCCACAGCAAAGCCTTGCTGCCAATTTGCATAGCCCCTTGTATACGCCATGCCTGAACTGCTTAAATCAACGAGATTTCCGACTTCTACTCCCCATACAGTACGGCCTAATTGGCCTCTAGATGCCTCTGTAAAGGCCGACTGGCCTAATCTATGGGTATGCCCACACACCACGCTCTTACCAAGCCTTCTAGCGCCATTTAAGGCCGTTTGTCCAGGTACTTGGCTAAGAGGGAAAGCGTCACCATGAACGGCTGTCCAGCCTGGCGCCCAATCGAGCCCAAATGGGTGGAATTTAATCTGTAGCTTGTCATATCCCATAAAACGCTCATACTGCATTTCGGGTAAGTTGAGGAAAGATGGGAGTCGTTTTTTAATTGATCGGTAAAGTCTGATTCCATGATTGCTTCCTAGTACATCTGTTACGCCAAGATAGGTTAAGACCTCTTGGGTTTGTTTTCTATCATCATTTATATTGCCGACCATCTCATCAATAGTGCCAGCATTAAAACCGCCAAGCTGTGGTAGATCAATTTCATCACCGATACAAATAGTTCTATGAGGCCGCCATTTGGCTAAAAAACGGCCTACTGATTTTACACTTGCTTCATTAAAAAAAGGAACTTGCAGATCTGAAACGAACGCAATTTTCTTAATCGTCTTCCTCATAATCGTCTAGGGGATCTTTTATAGGATCTGTGGTATCGACTATCCAGTCTGGATAACTTGATCGATCCATAGCAAAGGCTAGAGCTGTAGATTCATCCATGCCATTTTTACGGCAGGCTTTGTAAACCTCATTAGCTGCAATAGCCCAATAATCTAACTTAGTTAATACAGGCTCTTTAGTAGTACGGCGCTTACGCACCATCTTCTTCTTAGGTTTACGCTTAGTAGCCATATTGTAATTATCGCTTACTTATGATAGTGAATAGATCATCGACACGCTGTTCTAATCTTGTTAGCTGATCTTTCATACTAGAGCCACCATTAGGTCGTAGTTCGTTTAACCAACCTTTAACTAAGAAACGTAATCCGATTAGCCCGCCTGATAGCACGGCCATAACGCCAGCGCCAAAGCCAGCCCATTCTGCTGGACTCATTTTTCATTAGCACCGATGCCATAAGCATTATCGGATTTGTCTAAAGCCCTAGCCGCTGGTCCTGCCAAAGCTGCAACTACTACAGACAGTGCTGGATCTAAACCTAATTCATTACTTGCTAAAAATGTTAAGAAAGATACTAATACTCCACGTGCATAGGATTTTAGTATGGCCTTCTGCTTCTTTGATATTTTCATATTTTTCCCCCTAGTAGTGGTATATCAAACTCTTTGCCGTCTTTGTCGCCTGCCTTAGTAAAGCTAATATGGATGTGCTTTGTGTGTTTATTAAAACCCTTGTACTTACGCCACTTGAAATTAAGTATCCTGCTAGCAATCATGCCATTATGAATTACGTAAGATATACGCTTATCGGTTTTCGCACAGACTCTGATTTGGTCAGCCAAATATATTGAGATCTGCTCGGATGAATCCAGGCGAGAATCAATATCAATGGCTCGGACGACCCCAGATTTGTCTGGATTATGATCCGATTTGGTGGCGCTATGACGAGCATCACCAATCCACCCATCACTGGTAGAGCGGCGATCTGGATAC